AGAGAGAATAGTGATGCCTACAGGAGAGGTCTACCTGATAGGCCACGCACTTAAACAGGAGTAAGAACGATGGCAACATCAAACGCAGCAACCAACTACCTAGAGAGAAGGGTTCTTGACTTCATATTTAAGAACAATTCACTCTCTTTTGCTACGCCAAATAACGATATTTATGTTGGCCTAGCAACTGCCGTGTCAAACGCGGAGGCTGGAAATGTTACAGAAGTACAGGTGGACACAGACGATGCTAACTACACAAGGCAGCAAGTCACCGCAGCAAACTGGAAACAATCAACAACAACCGTAGCGGTTGCTCTGACGAGCAGCGCAACAGAAGTCATATTGACAGACGCAGAAGCGTTCCCGTCATCCGGCGCTGTTGTTATTAATGATGAAATCATTACTTACACTGGTAAAGATGGCACAGCTACCGCAAACACAAACGGCGCAGTTAGTTCATCGGCCAACGTAGCTGTTGATGGAAACAGCGGAACTATCACTGTTGGTATGGTTGTCACTGGTACGGGCATATCTGGCACAGTCAGAGTGGCTACTGTTACAAATCAAAACAACATTGTTTTAAGTTCAGCAGTTTCAATTAGTGATAATGTGGCACTGAATTTTAATGGTGTTAACACTCTCACAGGCGGTACACGAGGAACATCCAGCACAACTGCCGCCGCGCACAGCGCAGCAGACGTTGTTGTTTGTGATACTCAGAGAGTGATCAATGACAACAATGTTGAGTTTGCAGCCGCCGCTGGAACAGCCTCCACTTACACGGTTACTACGGCTTTTGTCGCAGACAAAAACATTGCTACAGCAACAGTCAATGGCGCAGTTAGTTCATCAGCCAATGTGACGGTTGATGCGAACAACGGGACAATCGTTGTAGGCGATGTTGTTACCGGAACCGGGATCAGTGGTGTTGTGCGAGTAGCTACAGTAAATAGCCAGACCAGTATTGTTCTGGATACTGCCGTGTCAATCTCGGACAATGTACTGTTAACCTTTGACGGCTCAAACATACTGTTTGTTGGTACATTGGATGCAAGTAAGACAATAGCAGTTGGCGATATATTCCGTATTAACGCAGGGAACTTGTCAATCGAGTTGAAGTAATGACCCTTGTACTTAAAGATCGTGTCAAAGAGACAACCACAACCACAGGCACTGGCACATATACGTTAGCTGGTGCTTTGACTGGTTTTGAACCTTTTAGCCAAGTGGGTGATGGTAACACAACCTATTACACTTGCACTGATGGCACTGACTTTGAGACAGGTATTGGTACTTTTACTTTATCCGGAACAACTCTTGCTCGTACCACTATATTGCAGTCCAGCAATTCAGATAACGCTGTTAGTTGGTCGTCTGGCACTAGAACAATATTTTGTACGTTGCCAGCAGAAAAGATGATATTTAACGATGCAACTGGAAGCCCTGTTAACTTCACAGATAACTCGCTGGCATTTGCAATAGCGTTAGGATAGGAAAATGGCAAACGCATTTAAAACATTCACGGCGCAAAACATTGATACGTCATCAAGCAAAGCTACCTTGTACACTTGCCCCGCCGACACACAAACTACAATCATTGGCCTCAACATTGCTAACATCTTGTCCGTTTCCATAACTGTTACGGTTGAGTTACTAGACGGTGGAAGCACTATTACTCATGTGGTTAAAGATGCAATCGTGCCTGTTGGATCATCTCTGGTGGCAGTCGGAGGCCCTCAGAAAATTGTTATGAATGCTACTGACATATTAAAAGTTTATGGGTCACAGGCTAACTGCTGTGATGCAGTTCTAAGTGTGCTGGAGATTACATAATGGCACTTAGCACTATTGGCACCAACCAGATTGCAAGCGAATCAGTCACTGTACCGAAGGTGGCTGACCAAGTTCTGTCTAGCAGAAATCTTATAATCAACGGTTCGGTAACAGTTAATCAACGCGGAACTCAAACTGGTATTCGTAACAGCTTTGGAGTTGACCGCTTTAAATCTGCTGGTGATGGCGCACAAATATTTACCTATAGCCAGTCAACAACAGTGCCATCTGGACAGGGGTTTTCTTATTCCGCAAAGCTAGATGTAACTACTGCCGACACTTCAGTAGCCGCAGGAGAATATCATCTTTTGGTATATAATTTTGAAGGCCAAGATTTACAGCACCTTAAATATGGAACATCAGGTGCAGAGTCTGTAACCCTTCAGTTCTGGGTCAGGTCCCCTAAGACAGGGACTCATATTGTAGAGTTAAACCACCAAGATGCCGCTTACTTTAACTCACAAGCGTACACAATAGCATCAGCGAATACTTGGCAAAAAGTCACTTTAACTTTTAGCGGTTATCAAACAACGGCTATAACAAACGACAACACTCATGGGTTTGGTGTTGCTTGGTGGCTAATGGCTGGCTCAACATATTCTGGTGGCACACTAGCATCAAATACTTGGCAAAACACAGCGGCTAATCGTGCGGCTGGTCAAGTTAATGTAGTAGACAGCACAAGCAATGAGTTTTACATCACAGGTGTCCAGCTTGAGGTCGGAGATACAGCTACACCATTTGAGCATGAAAATTACGGAACTACGTTACGCAAGTGTCAAAGATACCTATACCGCCTTGAAACAGAAAGCACATCAGGTGCATTTGTAAGTTTAACAGGATGGAGTTCCGATGCTACATACGGACCTATATTGTACCCTGTCGAAATGAGGTCAGCACCTACGCTTTCATACGGCGCGGCGGTTGGTGATTTTCTTATATTAAGTGCTGGTACAAATCCTGTTCCAACCGCCATTCTTAGCAATGGTTCATCTAAACGAATGATGGAACTCAGCATATGGTCTACCGGGAATGTAGTTGCTGGAAGGGCTTATTGGGCAAGAATTTCAGACCCCACTAATGGCTTTATTCAATGGGATGCGGAGCTATAGATATGAATATTACTGCCGCGCAATATATCGCTGACATAACTGGTAGTGGGAAAAATGTTTCTATTAAAGCCACTATTGACGGCACTGAAGTGTATGTGTCATTAGACCCAGACAACCGCCACTACGCAGAAATACAAAGGCAAGTATCTGCTGGCACTCTAACCATAGAGGATGCAGATTAATGGCATATTTAGGACCACCACCATCACAGAAACTAGCAACCCCTACTAGCCAGTATTTTAGTGGGAACGGGTCAACTACGGCCTTTACATTGAACCGTCCGGTTAATGTAGCTGAAGACCTGAACGTGTATGTGAATAACGTGGCTCAACAGCCGGGGGCGGGGAAGTCCTACACTGCCACAGGAACCACACTAACATTTGATGCAGCGCCTGACGCTGGTACAAACAATGTATACGTTGTCTACCGAGGACTGGCAGAGCCAACAACAAGATTAGAGCATCCTTCCGGTCAGCCGATTTCTGCTACAACAGGAACGTTTAGTGGTGATTTAACCGTTGACACTACCACTCTTAAAGTTGACAGCACGAATAATCGGGTTGGCGTGGGCGTTGCTGCACCAGACGCAAAACTTCATGTTTTAGATACAGCCGCAAGCACAACAACTCACGCTTATACCAAACTACATCTTGAAGACAGTGACCATTTGGCTATGCAATTTTCAGGTGGCACATCCGGTGAACAGTGGATTTGGTTTTCTGATGATACTACTGCGACACCTGTTGGCGGTATTACTTACTATCACGGCGGCCCATATATGGGTTTTAGAGTTGAAGGCACAGAACGTATGCGCATAAACAGCAGCGGCAATCTGCTAGTGGGTACAGCTACACCAAACGACACTGAAAGACTGACTGTGTTGACAACTACTGATGTAGCAATTTCTACTAGACCTAGTTCGGCTTCTAATTTTTATTCGTTACTTATCAGAAACGCGTCGAACGGGAATACCATCGGTAGTATTTATTCCACAACCACCTCAACATCTTTTAATACTTCATCAGACTATCGTTTGAAAGAAAATGTGACTTATGACTGGAACGCAACAAGCCGCCTCAAGCAACTCAAGCCAGCTAGGTTTAACTTTATCGCTGAACCAGATATTACCGTTGATGGGTTTCTCGCGCATGAGGCGGCTACTATTTGTCCCGAAAGCGTTACTGGAACTCACAATGAAGTCGATGATGATGGCAACGCTGTTATGCAGGGCATTGATCAGAGTAAGCTGACCCCATTGCTCACAAAGGCACTAATCGAAACGGTTGAAAAGATTGAAGCACTTGAAGCCCGTATTGCGGGATTGGAGTCTAAGTAATGCCTATATCTAAAATGCAATCAGACTCTTTTGCTTCTGGCGTAGGCGGGAAGGTGCTTCAAATGATTAGAGCCGCCGCTGCTCCTAGACTTTCATCATCAGTAGGTTCTGGCACTTATGTTGATTCTGGGATTACAGCCTCAATAACTCCTAGCTCTTCATCAAGTAAAATCTTGATTTTTAATCAAATAAATATGAATGGAACAGCCTCTACTTATCACTATAATTTAATAAAACGTAGTATTGGCGGCGGCGCTGAGGCTGGTATAACAGGCGCAAATCAGTACGGAAATACTTTTGTATACAAGGCTGGCAGTGAATGGTTAACGTTATCGGCTTCTCTTGTTGATGAGCCAGCAACAACTTCTGCAATAATATATAAAATTTATTACGGAGTTGCTAACACTTCAACTTGGACTTTTGGTTGGAACTCATCTGGTGGGGGTGATAACGGAAACTCTTTAATTCTAATAGAGTTGGGGCCATAAAATGGCATACATAGGTATAGATCCAAACGTAGGTGACATAACATTCCAGAAGTTTACTGGAACAGGGAGCGCCACTGCCTTTACTCTGTCTCAGGCTGTTGTGAGCGGTGAGGCTATTGTCGTAACCATAGGAAACGTGGTTCAGGAGCCGGGGTCTAGCGCAGCTTATACAGCACAGGCAAACACCCTTACATTCTCCGCAGCCCCTGCCAACGGTGACATCATTACTGTGCGCTACTTTGGTCGCGCCGTAGATCAGCCAACCAGCTACGCAATGCAGCTATTCAAGTATGTGGCTACAGCAAGTCAGACTGCGTTTACTGGTGCAGATGCCAACGGTGCTGTACTGGTGATTAGCGGCAATGACGTAGATGTTTACTTGAACGGTGTGCATCTGGATAGCTCAGATTTCACAGCTAGTGGCGGGGACACAATAACACTAGGCACAGGCGCAGCTTTAAACGATGAGCTAGTCATTAGAGCCTATCGCGCATTTAGCGTAACTGATACAGTGAGCAAGGCTTCTGGGGGTACATTTGCTGGGGAGATAACAGCGCCGCAGTTCCAGACAACAAACACAATAGTTGATACGGCTGTGTTCCGCACAAACGGTCAGAGCGTTTCAGAGAACACAACAATAGGGTCAACCAAGAACGCCTTGGCGATTGGCCCTCTAACGATAGGTTCGTCAACCACGATTACGGTTAACGGCAACCTAACAATACTGTGAGGCACAGATGGCTTCGATAATAAATGTAGACAAGATTGCTGAAGCTACCAGCGGAAACGGTGTGCAGATTCCGGGTCACGTTGTGCAAGTTGTAAATGTTGCTTATAACACAGGTATTACTCTAAATTCCACTGGTAGTGCAGTTGAAACAGGCTTGGCCGCTACAATAACTCCTAAATTTAATACAAGTAAAATTATAATTTTAGCTAACCAAAACATCCAAGTTAGTGGGGCGAGTTGGGCGCAAATAGTTTTGAGAAAAGGCACAATAGCAAGTAATACAATTATGGCAATTATGTCTTCCCCAGAGGGTTACACGGCCACAACAGACGAATCGGTTAACACTATTCCAATGTGCTATGAAGACAGCCCCGCAACAACCTCTGCAACCAGATACTTTTGTTCAATGGAGCTATTGTCTGGCAGTGCAATGTACGCTCAAACTTCTACCAGTGGTACTTCGGTTAGCACAATGACTTTAATGGAGATTGCACAATGAGTAAGCTCTTTGTTGATGACATTGTTGAGAAGACCAGCGGTCATGGTGTTAGTATTCCGGGTCATGTGGTTCAGGTGCAAAGAGATATTAGATGGGGAGTTACTTCTCATCTCTATAATGGAACCTCAACATCCTTTGCAGCTAGTGGGTTAGAGATTACAATTACACCGAAATTTAATAACAGTATAATTAAAGTACAGGCATATTCTACAATGTGCGAAGCGCAAGGTAGTGGCGCTGCCTTTCGGGTTGCGTTATACCAAAAAATTGGAAGTGGGTCATATGAAATAGTTCCTGCTTCTGGTACTGGAACCACCACCTCCACAATATCTATGGGGTATTCTCATGCAGACTATAATCCATTCTCACCAATGAACACAGTGTATTTTCATACTTGCACAAGTTTAGATGTATTAAAATTTCAACCATATGTTAAATGTACTTCTGGAACTGCTAGGCTTTGCCATACCGATGGTGCTGCTGGGATAATTGCTACGGAGATTGCACAATGACAAGCATCTTGAAAGTCTCCGAAATTCAAGACCCAACTAACGGGAATAGTGCGCTTACTGTTGATACCAGTGGGCGTGTTGCTATGCCAGCTAAACCTTCTTTCTTTGCTACTAACAACGCTAACGCATGGCAAAGTTTTGGTAATACTAATTTTAATACAATGCCTTTTAATACAACCTCTCACAATATTGGTAATCATTACAATACGTCAAACTATAGATTTAATGTTCCCGTTACGGGTTCGTATTATTTTTATTTGCAATTTCTACATGATGCCACAACTACATCATCTTATGCTGAAGCTCGTTTTCACAGAACCGACACAAGCGGTGGTGGACATGTTTTAGCTTTTAAGCATAACAGTTTTCAAGGGGATACGGTTGCTGTAGCAACGGTCGCCTACTTACAAGCTAATGATTACGTTGAAGCACAAGGTCGAGTAGGTAACACTAACGCAGACGATTGGTACGCTATAAGTTATTATGCAAACTTTTGCGGTTATTTTATAGGATAGGAGAATAAAATGAGTATAGCAGAAGCACTTACAGAACTAGGCATCACCGAATGGGTGCTTAGAGGTGATCCAACAACAGAAGACGAGTTCAATTCAATGTTCCGTAAGGTTACGGGCGCTGACTCAAATGGCTCGGCTATCGAAAGCAGCAAGCCATCTGACTGGGGTACAACTTGGTCAGCGGTCAAGGCAAAGTCTGATGAGCTAAAGGCGGCAGAGCCTATGAAGCTGCTACGGGCAGAGCGTAACCGTTTGCTTGCGGAGACAGACTGGTGGGCATCCAGCGATCTAGCTGGTTCAATGAGTGGTGCCCGTACAGCATACCGTCAGGAACTGCGTGACATTACCAAGAGCGCCACCAGCCTTGATGATGTTAAGTGGCCTACTAAGCCGGAGTAAGATATGAGCCGTGCAAGAGAAATAGCTGACTTAGGTTCCCCGGCAGCAAGCGGCTTGTCAAACAGAAACCTTGTCATCAATGGGGCGATGACTGTTGACCAACGCCATGATGGGTCTTCTTTTACAATAGATAACGGAAATGCTGTAAACGGTGTCGTTGCAGATCGTTTTAGAGTCAATGAAAC